AGTCTTACGTCGGCGAAGCGTACTATGCGGCCTTGACGGGGAAGACGCGCGAAGTCTTCATTACTACAGCTAAATCCCAATCTATCAATAAATTACTTTAATCACAAACAAATTTATGCAACATCGTCGCGGTTTGTGTACAACTCTCGCATTTGCTCTTTCAATTTAGCGATTTCATCAGCCATAACCGATAAAGCTTTAGCTATGTTAAAAGGATTCCCCATGTGTACAGGAATCTCTTGGCCAGGATTCTGTTCAACAAATACTTCATTCACAAATTTCTGATGTCGATCGGCCATTTCTGCATGTTCCGAGAAAACATTACAAAGTTTCTCTACGCTATAATCGTGTTCCATACTCACCATTTATTAAATAAGTTCAATCTGTTCACATACATCGCCTTGCATTTTATGGCGAATTTCCCACTTTTCACCCCTTAGGTGTTCGTGTTTTTCTTGAAGTTTACGCCTCACCCGAGTTACCGCATCTGGGAAAGCAATATGTCCTTTTAGAATTTCTACTAAGAATTCCCGTTTACTATATGCTCTTGATTCCTTAGCCCAAACCTCCACAATCAATAATCTATCATCATCTCTAGTTTGAGGATTATCTTCTAATATAGAGTGAACTTTAGGAGTAAGCTTCTGTAAATCAGACCACGTCATTCTTAGGTTCCTCCGCTTGTTTAGGAGGAACTAATGGAGTAAGAGACATTACATGGTTATGGCAAACGGAATGAAGAGATCCTATGATAAAAGATGCTTCTATATTTTCATCCCTGGTCATACATGCTGCTGTTTCTCTTAACTTTTCACGCAAAAACACGAATTCTTGTACTAATTTCTCTATATCTATCATTATGAAACTCCTTTCATTGTTCTTTGCATTCTTGCCCAGTTCTCTGCTCTTCTTGATTCAGATTCCTGCCATGATTCTTTTGGTTTATCCCCTGTAGGTGATGGCCCTGAGCTAGAAATAGATCTTGGCTTGTTGCTGTTGATGTCTGCTCTTACGGTTTCTTTCTTTGCCGTAGAATGATTAGGTATGAGCTTCTTAACAGCGTGATAAGTATCATGCCATTTATCGTACCCATCATTTAGGCGTTGTAGGGGTCTCGAAATCTCAGGGTAATGGAAGTCCAAATAGTCAAGATTTTCTTGACTACATACTTGTCCAAAATCGGGGAAATCTCTCTTGATTCTATTGGGATATTCTCGTTGCTCATATTCAACTTGCTCCTTCATGTATTGGGCTTCTTTCTTAGCCATGAGCTCCAATACTTTTCTTTCGATTCGCTGTTCTTCCGTCTCTTCTGTCTGCTCGTTCATTCCGTAGTATTGTTGGTAGGCTTGTGTCGAAGGGGCGGTTTTTGCAGAGAAAGCTGCTTCCATCGCTGCTTTAAGAGCTGCAACCTCTTGTTCTTTTTCTGCTGCTCTTCTAATAGCTTCTTCTCTTTCAGCTCTGTCTTTTTTTCTTGCTTCACGAAATGCCTTCCAATTTGGGTCTTCAGGGGATTCCCCTTCTTTATTTTCTAGTGGTTTATTTTGATCTGGATTTTCAATTTTTTTTTGTGATAGATTGGGGTCAACATTAGTTGGTGACACATTTGTATCAACTTTGACCTGTGCCTGTGTTTCAGGCTGTTTTGTTTCTGGATTCAACGCTGTCATATTGGAGTCTCCTTGTGGATGATATCATCAACATAAAAGAAAATTTAGAGAATGTAAATAATAATTTTGAAAGTGACTTAGATCTTGAGAAACTTAAGAACACATTGCGTCAGAAGTTCCATGATTATCAAAACACCATGCGTTTTATGCTGGCGGATGCTCCCATAGAGATATTGTGCTTGCCAGCTACTCTACAGAACATTTTAACCGACCAAGGCTTCTTGCGTGTCTATGACCTTTTCGATGTTGATCTTGTCAAAATCAAAGGGTTGGGAATAGTCAGAGTCAAGCAGCTTACAACCAGCTTGGACAAGTTCTTCTCTATGCTGTGAAATATATTCTTGCTGTGACAGCATTGTAATACCACTTTCATGACGTATATATTCCCAGAATTTACCTTCAAAGAACGCTACAGCCCACGCTTGCATGGTTTGATACTGCTTATGCACAATCGCCATAGATGCAAGCTCTGCCATTACCATATCGCTTGGTAAGACCCATAGGCGTTTTACAATCCTGCCTGATGCTCTTGAATATAAGAAGACTGCCTGATTAGGGCGTGGACTAGGAAGGAAAGGAGAACAATAAAACTTACGTCGAATGACGTTCTTAATGAGATTATCCTTTGCGATAACCATCACAACGCAAAACTCATCTAGCAGTCTAAAAGATTGATTGCCAGATTCGTCAACATGATTAAGATGCTTTTCGATGCATTCATCTAGATGCGTACCGATATCATCAGTCATTGCGTGACCGACTTCTAGAGCATCATATTTAGTGGTATCGGATAATGCTTTCTTTGAAAGCTCTCCTGCGGATATTCTCTGTGCCATGTATACCCCGTGTAAAGAAATGTTTTACACAAGACATACATTTAAACTTTTATTTTGTCAAAAAAGACTTATACCCACCCTTTCTTGTAGTTGGTCTTATATCTTCGCCACTGCTGGCTTGTTGGGTTTGGGATTATTTTTTTTAGGCTTTCTCTCAGTAGCTTTACTCTTACTTTTCTCATCTTTTCCTCTTAAATCAACTACTTTGGTGTGTTTTGTGATATTTCTTGCTTTTTCAAACTTCTCTTTCAAAGCAGGGGACATAGCTTCTTCATCTACGGGAGGATTATAAACGAATCCTGCGTCTTCCAATTGTTTATTGACTTTTAGCGGTCTAAGTCTATCTAAATGCTCTTGATCTGAAAGTTCAATGGATGGATGTTTCTCTCTTGGATAATCTTCTTCTCTCGTGTTATTCATATTTTTTCCAATATAAAACGTTATACTCCTCTCTGAAATTTGCTCCGTCCCACTTTTGTCCATTTGACCAAGCGGGCACTTTCTTTTTCTGACCGTCAACCTTTAGAAAAACCAAATCAAAGTCACCAGGTAGAAATTTACTGGCATCTGCCCATTTATCGGGATCATATTGAACATCATTATATGTAAATTTGCGTTCTTTCCCTTTTTTTTCATCAAAGAACTTAGTTTCGCCCACTTTCATCATGATGTCCCCAGGGTGTCATTTTTAGACCTTTTGAACTTCAAAGACATTGATCCATACTGAGCCAAGCAACTAACTATATGAGGTGATCTATAAATGATAGATACATCAGCAGATGAACTTTCAAAATCTATATGATTCTGAAATACTTTCATGTAACACTCGCTGGTTAAATAGTTTTGATTGTCTTAGCTGGTTTAACCATCACACGTTTCTTCTCTTCCTTTACTTTACTCATAGAAGGATACATGTTGTTTTTTGACTCTTTCTTTTTAGGCTTTTTCTTTTCCATTTTAATGATCCGTATCGTTAATTTTTTTATGTGTTGAAGGCCTGTCTTTTGATCTTTTTGGCTCAAAAGCACCTATCCCGTCATTTCTATTTGATGTGTCAGGATTGATATTACATTCCCATTGTTCATTGGGAGAAAGCTGACTATATCCATGTAAAGTGACGGAAGCATCTTTACGTGTGTTTCCATCATGGACTGTTTTTTGTTTAACCATAAATCCTCTCATTCATTGTAATAAGGGGTAACGCTTTTTACACGCACCCCAACCCGTTCCTACACGTGTCAGGTCGGGATTAATGTTTCGCTTTGTGCTTTCTCACATAATTTGCAAGAGCATCAACAGACTCACCATATTCTTCCGATGTATTCATCTCACTAGCGTAACGAAGATCGCCAACTTTTGTGTCTTCTGCTTTCTGTTCCCAGTGAGAATTACCCAATGGAAATGTAAGCCCCTTCTTTGCTTTTTGAGCAGGTTTGTCGCCTCTTTCGTCAACATTGTTGACTGCTTTATTTAATGCCATTTTTCTCTCCTACACAGCCACAGCTGTTTGTTGTTGTGAAGCCGCGTTTACCCCTTTGATATACTCGGCCATTTCTAAATTGCTTCTTAAGTTTGCTAAATCCATATCCTCTAATTCGATCATGGTTTTTACCATTTCCAAGTCTGCTTTGCTTGACTTGTAGATGGAGTCTGCATGCAAATCTTCAACCTTAGCCATGCGTTCCTGAGTCGAAGCCATGAGATCTTGCTCTCTAGCCATATCAGCCTTAGCCTTAGCGAACATACCCATAATCTTAGCATTATCCATCTTCTCTGCCTGCTGTGATTCTGCTTGAGCCTGCTGCATTTGCTGTTGTGCCTCTTCTTCCATTTCTTTGATGACTTGATGTTTATTAGTAATGAACGCAGCTCTAAGTATGCTCTTATCTGGGATCGCCATTCCAAGTTGTTTGAAATGTAAGAGCTGCTGTAGTTCCATTTGCCGTTGGGATGTAGAATAGTTACCTTCTTCGACAGCGATTGCATACTTTTGTGAATGGGAGGTCCAGAATCGTGGGTCTGCATCCCTTCCCAATATATTGCGTATCTTACCCTTGCTAAAGTTCTTACGTATGGCTTGCAGTCTAATTTTTCCAAATAATCGTTGAGTGTAGTCCAGCTTATCGAATATCGTTTGTAGTGTTGTAAGACCTGCCCCTTGTCGAAGCATTGATAGGATACCTGACTTATCATCTGTGGCTGCCCCCAATAGTTCTTCGTTTACACCTGAAATTTTAGTGATGTCTTCTGCAAGACTATTTGATAGCTCCAGTAAAGATTGAGGAATAGCCACAGGTTCAATTCTTTGAATTTCACCAGGTTGTCGCCCTGCTTTTAATGGGATTAAGAATCCATCTCCACCACTGGACTGTCTGAAACATTTAGGATCAGGCACTACATCCACGGGGTATATCCATCCAGCATTCAAACTCGATTGAAGTAGTTGAAGCTCAATGACTTTCCTCATATTGTATAGAAATTGACTATCACGAAGATTTCTAATAATTCCTTGTTTTCTCCATGCATATGCTTGTATGTCTTGTTCGATATAGCATTGCGCAGGAACGAAAGGATAATCGTCAATTCCTAATAGGTTTTTTCCATGATATACTGTCTTTCCTGACAGATTTATCACTAGTTTTACGGTGGGAATTTCCACCTTTTTAACTTGAAGCCATGGTTGTTGTGCAAGAACCCTTTCCATCATTCCTTCATCTTCGGATTCGTCGTCTTCCCATTCGCTCGATTCACCAGTGTAAGGGTCTAAGATAATCTTCCCTGGGCGTGTGGTGCGATAATAGAATTCGTCGTAGGTGAATAGATTGCTTATGGCAACATTTTGCAATTCTGCTTGCATAGGAAAACGGCCATCCTTCATTCCCCCTATCTTCATCTTATCAATTTCTTTTGCGTAGCCAGGTAAGAGAGACTTTGCCATCTGTTTAGAGGTCCAGCGCCTTCTCCATATCCCATTACAATCGCTGAGATCCTGCTTTCTAGTATAGCTATCAATCAAATAGTTATTAAAAGCCACACAGTCAGTAAACAGATCTCCAGATATAGGGTCGAAGGTGTAGTCTGGATAGAGATGTAAAAGTGTCTCTCCTGTGTCACAAGCACCTTCGAAAGCTTGAGAAAGATACTCTTGGAAACCATCACGATCATCACACCATCTCATTACCTTATTATAGTCATCAGCAAGCTGGTCGCCATTGTCTTGAACAGGAATTGTCATTGTGGATTTTCTATTCTTTCTCTGATACCCAGCGATCATGTTGATATGTCGTCTTATCAGATTAAAAAAGAACTTTTGAACGTTTTGGGAGTTCTGCCCATATACTTGATTGTAGAGTTGCTGATCTCCCACCTTAAAGCGCTTGTCAATAGCTCCTTGAAGCCAATATGTAGAGTTGGTGGTATAATTAGATTGGTAAAACCAATCCATCATTTGCTTTAAATCTTTAGCTTGTACGTCTGATGGATCAATATACCCAAGAGAGTACTCGCCTGACTCATATGACCCCATGCAGATCGTCCTTGTCGTTTAAAAATTTTTATATCATAAACAACCCCTTTGTGCAATTCATTTTTATACAATCATTTTTTTAACTTAAGTTTGATTAGGGGTAAGCAAAAACAGAACCTTGCATCTAGATAGGCTGTCCTGAAAAGAAGGAGATAGCCAATGTCTATTTTGAAGTCAGTGACACAGAAATAATTTCCCTGTTTTTCTATACAATTTAAGAGACAAAGAACTTTTCCGAGTTCTGGATAGCTAGGAAACTTATACTTTTTCACGGCATTCTGCTAGTTCTTTTTTTAGTTCCTCTACCATTTTCCTATATCCTTGGCATATATCTTTTTGCTCAAGGAACATCCATTCATAGTCAAATGCACGGTTTTTCCACATCAAAAGTGTGTTTTCAATCTGTTCGTGTGTTTCTGTCACTTCCATATTCTCCATAATATTTTTTAGACATCCAATACCTATGACCTGCGATCATACAAGTGCAATAATCATACTTATGACGCTTACAATTCTTAGGTGTAGATTTGAAATATTTCTTCTTGGACATAGGTTTAATAACCACCTTGTCCTCCATGAAGCATTGAACCCCATCCATCATCTTGACCAAAGACTTGGCGTCTAAGTTGATCGTGGCTAATATACTCATCAGGATGACTGAATTCCCCTTGAGGGAAGGCTGAACAAACGGCGTAACGCAGAGCGTCACAGATATGATCATCTTTCTTGACTGGCTTGTCTTCTCCTCGGTCTGCTGCCTTAGAGTCCCAAGCATAGGATTGAAGATGTTCTCTAAGAACAGTGCATCCTTTTTGGATGACTATGTTTTTTCCGCCGATAAACTTTGAGCATATTTTTATTCCGAGAAGCACATCGTTGTTTGCATCCAGGACAGGTAAATCTGCTTGCCGTAATGCGATTTTAAGGCTTGCCGCAGCAGGGTCAACATAAACAGCTGAGACATTCTTATATCCGATGAAATCTTTGATATCTCTGACAAGTTCTTGATCTGTTTTGGATCGACCTTTCTTAGCTGAATCATAGTAATATTCTGCTTCAACTCGTATTTGGGGCCATTTATTGGGCGTGACAGCACATAACACCGCAGCAGTTGCGTTTGTTGTGCCATAGTCGATACCGACGACATAATAGTTGGGATCAGGGAAAGGATTTTCATACTCGTTCGTATGGTCGTAGAAGTCATAGATGGCGCCATGAGCGAGCGCCCATTCGCCAAGTATGTAACGGTTATACCACATGCCCGAATAGCTAGCTTTAAGCTGTTGTTTATATGCTTCATCAAGTGTTGGGTTATCCTCTAAGCTAAAGTTCCAATGTACAAGATCTAAACCAGGTTTATCAATATAATCTTTCTTAAGCCAATGCGCAGGCCCCTCTGGGTTGCATGTCGCTAGTAGCTTTGCACCTGGAACCCTTAACCTGCTTTCTAGCATTTTCCAAAAAGGCTCTGGTAGATTCGTCGCTTCGTCTACATAAGCTAGGGCCAAGGTCGATCCTTGGATAGTAGCAACCGCACTGACATCTGGCGCTCCAACAAACCATACGTCTCTTCCATATAATTTGCTCATCGCTGCTTTCTCTGTCGGACATGGAAAACCTAACCTTCTATATAGATGGGTTAAAATGTTACGCTGGATGGCCGTTCGGTTAACGCCAATGATCATGGCATCAC